TTAATACAGATATTACTTATGCATTTGGTAGTGGTAAAGTAACAGGAAGTTATGGAACAGCAACTGCTAAAGCTATTGCAGACGCAGATGCCGTTGATGAGAATGGTGATAAAATAAAAGATGCTGATGGTAATCAAGTAATTAACTATGGTCTTAAAACAAAATACAAAAATAAATTTAATGCAGAAGCTGCAGGATTATTAGCTAAGACAGATTGGTATGTCATCAAAGCTGCAGATGTTGGTAGCTATTCTGTACCTAGTAATATTACAACATACAGGGCAGGAGTAAGAACAAAAGTCAATGCTATGGAAACATCTATAGACGGATGTGCTAATGTAGAAGCACTGATAACTCTACTAACATATACCACAGACAGTGAGGGTGTACAGTCAAGACCACTAGGCGAGTTTCCAGACGAGGTAGTGTAGCATGGTATTTCCTATAGCAGGGGGAAATGAATCTAAGGGTTATGAGATAAGTAACTCACTTAGGTTTAATGATGGAGATAGTCCTAAGTTAGAATTTACACCTAGTTCAACTGGTAACAGAAGAACTTTTACTTTTTCTTTTTGGTTTAAAAGAAGCACTCTAGGCACTTCTCAATATTTTTTTTATACTGATAATAATGGAAGTGGGAGCACTGATTTTCTCATATATATAGGAAGTAATGATAAATTTTCTATAGGGTTTTTAGATTCATCACAAAAATATTTAATCACAAATAGAGTTTTTAGAGACGTTAGTGCTTGGTATCATGCAGTGGTAGCAGTAGATACAACACAATCAACAGCATCTAATAGAATTAAAATTTACATAAATGGTGTTGAAGAAACATCATTTGGAACAGATAATAGAAGTGATTTAGGACAAAATACAGAATTAGATTTTAGTAGACAAGCAGTGCATAGAATAAGTGGTTATAGTAGTACAGCTTATCTTGATGGATATTTAACAGAGTATCATGTTGTAGACGGAACTGCAAAAGCACAAACAGACTTTGGAGAGTTTGATGATAATGGAGTTTGGGTTCCAATAAAATACACAGGAACACATGGTACAAATGGATTCTTTATGCAGTTTAAACAAACAGGAACAAGTCAAAACTCTAGTGGCATAGGTGCAGATACATCAGGTAATGATAATCATTTTGCAGTAACTAATCTTGCAGCTACAGATATAACAGAAGATACTTGCACTAATAATTTTGCTACATTTAATCCTTTGTTTAGAAGTAGGTTTGATAATGATGGAACATTTTTAGAAGGAAATTGTCAAAGAGATTTTACTGATAACGCAAATAGAGGTTATGGAATGTCAACTTTAGGAGTGACTTCTGGAAAATGGTATTGGGAAATTAAAGTAATAGGTTCTGATGTTTCTAGAATAGGTATAGGTGTAGGTTATGATGGATTAAGTGCTTTTACTGACCCTTTTTATGATAACAATCCATCACTAGGTATGCACTTTTATTCTTCAGCATCTGTGTCAGCTAATGGTAGTACACAAAGTTATGGTTCCTCTGCTAGTGCTAATGATATATTTATGTACGCTTTAGATATGGATAATCATTTAATTTGGCTTGGAGTAAATGGTAGTTGGTTTAATTCTGCTACTGTAGCAGAAATACAAAATTCAACAGCAACAAATGATATTACAACTAAACTTTCATCACAAACATTTTTAAATTCTGGAGAACCAGTATTTCCAATGGTAAATGATTTATCAACAACAGGTGCAAGTCAGTTTCAAATAAATTTTGGAAACCCACCATTTAGCATATCAAGTGGCAACACAGACGGCAAGTATGGTAACTTTGAATATGCACCACCATCAGGATATTATGCACTATGCACTAAAAGATTAGCGGAGTTTGGATAATGGCTTATACAACAATAGATAACGGAGAAGAACACTTCAACACCATTTTATATACAGGTGATGGGAGTGCGGATAACGATATAACAGGAGTAGGCTTTGCACCTGATTGGGTTTGGGCTAAAAATAGAGGAGCTGCAGATGCTCATTGGGTTTTAGATTCAACTAGAGGAGCAACAAAAGGATTATATACTAATGGCACTGCTGCAGAAAATACTCAAAACCACCTTATATCTTTTGATAGTGATGGATTTAGTGTAGGAAATCAAGCAAATGGATTAAATACATCAAGTAATAATTATGTTTCATGGAATTGGAAATGTAATGGTGGAACTACATCATCTAATAGTGATGGTGATATAACCGCAACAGTTCAAGCTAACACTACGGCAGGATTTAGTATAGTTACTTACACAGGTAATGGAAATGCTTCTGCACAAACAGTGGGTCATGGATTAGGTGCGGAGTGTAAAGTTGTTATTGCGAAAAGTAGGTCAATAGGTGATGAAAGTTGGAGAGTTTTTCACGAAAGTGCATCACAATCTGGTGGAGGTAATTTATTTTTAAATGGTACAAGTGGATTAGATACTAGTGACCCTGCTAGAATAACATCAACAAATACAACTACTTTTACTTTAGATGGGTATCATAGCACATATGATGCATTAAATGAAAATAGTGCAACTTATCTAGCATACTGTTTTGCAGAAAAACAAGGCTACTCAAAGTTTGGTAAATTTAGAGGAAACGCCAATGCAGATGGAGCATTTATTTATACAGGATTTAAACCTGCTTGGCTTATGATTAAAAACATAGGTGCTAGTGGTACGGGATATCATTGGTATATTTGGGATAATAAAAGAGACACTATTAATGTTATGGATAATACTCTTCATGCAGACCAAAGTAATGCAGAAAACACTTTTGACCAAGATATAGATTTTGTATCAAATGGATTTAAACTTAGAGGAAGTGGTGTTGGAATGAATCCAAATAGTCATGATGCTATCTACATGGCATTTGCAGAACATCCATTTGTAAGTAGTAAAGGAGTGCCAGTAACGGCAAGATAGAATGTTTGGTATCGCTTCTTTTGCTGAATTTGCTTTTGCTGAGTCTACTCATCAACCAGTATCTTTAGAAGGTAATCAAGTATCTATATCACTAGGAGATATTACAGCTGCTAGAGCCGATGCTGATGTTAATACATCAACCAATATAGCAAACATTTCTATAGGTGATTTAAGCTTTGTAGGAACAGCTAACGTAACTCTTACAACTAATGCTCTTACAACAAGTCTCGGTAGTGCCACCCCTAAAGGTGCTTCAGATGTATCTGTAACTACAAATTTAGCGGGAACAGTTGCATCTGGATCTGTCACAATTGTAGCTAAAGCCGTAATAGCAGCAACAACTAATCAATTAACATCTTCAGTAACAGGCCCAGGTGTTGTTACTTGGAATGATATTAACGTAAATGCAAGTCAAACGTGGACAAACGTGGAAACATAATATAAATTTGGAGGCAACATGGCATCAACATTTTCTACATCACAAAAATTTGAATTAATCGCTACGGGTGAAAAAGCAGGTTTATGGGGAGCTACTACCAACACTAACCTACAATTGGTAGAAGAAGCTGTTGGTGGTTATTTATCTCTTAATGTTGCATCCTCCGATCAAACTTTAACAATCAGTAACGGTGCTTCGTCTAATGGACGAAACATGATAATAAAATTCACAGGTACTTTAGCAGCGAACAGAACTGTTACTGTTCCTGACTCCATAGAAAAGATGTATTTGATAGAAGACGGTACAACAAGGAGTACAAGTGATTACACTTTAACTTTTAAGACAGCATCAGGTACAGGCGTAACAATGCCGGTTGCCTCAAAGATGGTTGTGTATTCTGATGGAACAAACATAGTTCAACTATCAGTAGAAAAAGGTTATCACTCTATAGATAGAAACTACACAGCCGTCAATAATGATCAACTAATTATAGACACGAGCGCCGCGGCTAGACAAGTAACATTACCGGCATCTCCTAGTGTAGGTAATGAAGTTACCTTTATAGATGCTAAAGGATCTTTTGGTTCTAATAATTTAACGATTGCAAGAAATGGTTCAAACATATTAAGTTCAGCATCTAATTTAGTTGTATCAACAAACGGAGAAGCTTTTACCTTAGTATTCTTAAACGCGACTCGTGGTTGGGCTTACAAAGATAAAGTTTAAGGAGAGTAAATGGCTCTCATAACTTTAGATTTTCTACCAGGTATAGATAAACAAGATACCACCAAGGGAGCTGAACGTCGTTTCATTGACTCCAATAATGTAAGATTTAGATATGGACTACCTGAAAAGGTGGGAGGTTGGTCCTCTCTTTTACCTGATAAAATAGTTGGTGTTGTTAGAGCACAGCACCCTTTTACAGATTTAGATGGTAATAGATACGTGGCCCTTGGAACGGATAAGTTTTTATTATTATACTTTGAAGGTCAACTATTTGATATTACACCTATAAAAAGTTCTTTGGCCTCTTCAACAATGGCCACAACAGATGAATCAGTTTCTGTTACAATTACCACAAGTTCTGCTCATGGAGCAAAAGCAGGTGATATAGTGCAATTAGATGGTGTCACTTTACCTAGTGGTACAGGTCTTAGTGCTTCTAATTTTGAAGATGTTAAGTTTCAAATAATCACAGCACCTAGTACAACAACTTTTACAATTACATCAACTGCTGCTGCTACAGCTACAGTTTCTACAGGTGGTTCTATAACTTGTAAGTTTTATGAACCTGTTGGTCCAAGAGAACAAACCTATGGTTATGGATGGGGTGTTGGTAACTGGGGTGGTACAATTGATTCTGCTGCAGCAACAACTGTAAACGAAGCTTTAGATGCATCAGAAACAACAATCACATTAACAAGTGCTGCATCTTTTCCTACCGCAGGCACAATTTTAGTAGACTCAGAACTTATTACATATACAGGTAAATCCACAAATGATTTAACAGGCTGTACAAGAGGAGCTCTTGGAAGCACAGCAGCAACACACAGTAATGGTGCTACCGCTACTAACGCATCAGATTTTGGTGGATGGGGTGTAGCTGTCAAAGCTGATCAAGTACAATTAGAACCAGGTCTATGGTCCTTAGATAATTTTGGTCAAGTATTAGTTGCAACAGTTGCAAATGGTAAAACTTTTACATGGAACGCTGGAGCGACAACACCTACAGCAAACAGAGCATCAACAAGCACTTCTAACTTTTCTACTTCTAATAATCCAACAGCTTCTAGAGCTACTTTAATATCACCTACTACAAGACACTTAATTCACTTTGGAACCGAAACAACAATAGGTACAACTAGTACACAGGATGATATGTTTATTAGGTTTGGTGATCAAGAAGACATCAATACTTTTATACCTTCGGCAGTTAATGCAGCAGGCACACAAAGATTACAAGACGGAACTAAAATAGTTGGTGCTATCAAGGCAAAAGAAACAATTCTAATATGGACAGATACAGCTTTGTACACCATGAAGTTTATTGGTGCACCTTTTACTTTTGGTTTTGAACAAGTAGGTACAAACTGTGGTTTGATAGGTAAGAATGCGGCTGTTGAAATAGATGGTGTTGCTTACTGGATGAGTAATAATGGTTTCTTCTTATTTGATGGTACAGTTAAATCACTACCTTGTTCTGTTGAAGACTTTGTATACGACGATATTGATTTAACAAAAGGACAACAAATTACAGCAGGTGTTAATAATTTATTTACAGAGATTATTTGGTGGTATCCTACATCTGGTCAAAGTTTCAATAACAGATTAGTTGCTTATAATTATCTAGAATCTATGGGTTCACAAGTCCCAGGTGGTATTTGGTATACAAGCACAGAGGGCCGTACATCTTGGATGGATGCCAAGATATATCCTAAACCTTATGCAACTTCTTATACTTCTACTGACACCGGAACTTTTCCAACAATACAAGGAGTTACAGGACTAGGAGCTACAATTTATTTTGAACATGAAGTGGGTAATAATCAAATCAATACTGACGGATCGAGCACCGCGATTAGTTCTTTTGTACAGTCTTATGACTTTGATTTAGAAGGTCAAGGAACGGAAGGTGATAGATTTTTATCTGTTCGTAGATTTGTACCAGATTTTAAAGTTCTAGAAGGCACAGCTAAAGTAACGTTGGCCGTGAAACGTTTTCCATCACAAGAAGATTCTTCTACTGGTCTAAGTCCTTTCTCTATTACTTCATCAACAACTAAAAAAGATACAAGAGCTCGTGGTAGATATGTTAATATCAAAATAGAAAATGACGACATCGATCAAAGTTGGAGATTTGGTACTTTCAGTTTAGATGTACAACAAGACGGAGGTAGATAATGGCAAAGATAAATGTAAAAATACCAGAACCAAAACAAGAATATGACACTTCTAATCAAAAACAAATAAATAGATCCATAACAACTATTATAGAACAATTAAATTCTACATTTTTAGATGAATTAAAACAGGAGCAAGAAAGATTTTCTTGGTTTATTAGTGGCTAATATATATAAAAACGCAAAGATAGATTTAACAACCACAGATAATACGGTTGTCTATACAACTCCTAGTGGATCAAGAGCTATTATAAAATCTATTTTAGTTTCTGAAGATAGTAACAATGCAGATACTGTCACTTTAACAATTACAGATGCTTCTGATGCAGTGTTTAGTTTATTCAAAGACAAGGCTATATCTGCCAAAGCAACAAACGAATTATTAACACAACCTTTAGTTCTTCTTGAAAGTGAAGTATTAAAGGCACAAGCTGCAACTGCTAATAGATTACATGTAGTTGTTTCAATATTAGAAATAAGTAGAGAGTAAGGAGGTAAAAATGGTATCTTTTGTAGAAAAAGGCAAGGTTGACACAATAGTCAATGGCCAGGTTATTAAAGACGTTGAGATTGAAACTGAAATTACAGTAAAAAACCTTAAAACAAACGTTGAATATAAGTCTGATAAAGAAGCCGAAGATGATGTTAACAACCCAGATACTGACACCAAGCAAGAGGACATATCTAGAAGTGTCAATATAAAAGTGGCTAAACTGCCAGATGTTGTATCTAAATCTGAGGATGAATAGTTGATTTTTGAGGCAAAAAAAAGTAATGTATTTATGATAGATACTGGTAAATTATACGATATTACCGTAGCTTTCGGACTTTATAAGTCGTTTCCTCGCTATAAAGATCACACGTTCGAGGACGTGCTAGAACACATCGCCCCGTCCGTAGATCTGAATCAATACAAGATTCACTATAAAGATGGATTACCTTTTGCTTTTACGAATTGGGCATTTTTAAACAAGGATGCAGAGAAAAGATTTATGACAACCGCAGAACTAAACCCTGAAGATTACAATAGTGGAAACATCCCTTGGCACATTGATACTGTTTGTTTAGGCAGTGTTAAAGATATTATGAAAGAGACTAAAGAATACTTTACTAATCTATTAGGTTATAATAAACCTGTAAAATGGCTTCGTGTAACAGACGAAGGAGTTATCACAAGAGTTGTAACTAGATATACAAAGGAACATTATGGGATCAATTAAAAAAGCATTAAAACCTGTCACAAGAGTTGTTGATAATATTATTCCTAATGAAATCAAACCTGCCTTACCTTATCTCGCTGCAACGTTTGGTGCACCATATTTAGCTCCTGCATTTGGTAGTTTAGGTGGAACCGGAATAATGGGAGCAGCTTTAAGAAAAGGATTAGCAGGAGCCGTGACTAATCTAGGAACACAAGTTGCTTTAGGAAAAAATGTTAATCCTGTATCGGCGGCTGTGTCTGGGTTATTCGCAGGTGCTGGCCCTGCTTTAGCAGGAAAAGGTAAATTTGCAGAGGGTTTAGGTAATCTTGTTTCTCCAGATAAAATAAGTGGACTAGGTCTTGGTGAAGCTGCAAAAGTAGCTAGTGTCCCAATAACAGCGGGCACCGCAGAAGCGGCTTACGATGCAGCGAAAGAAGCAGAAGATGCTTATGAAGAGTATTTAAAACAACAAGAAGCTGCAGGTAATGAAGATATTCAAACACGAGTAGATTTTATTAGTAGATATTTAGCAAATGCAGGATTTGACCAAGACTATATTGATACAAGATTAAACGAATTAGGCTACGCGGCCAACGGTGGTTTGATGGGAACTCGTGTTGGTTATGAAAGTGGTGGTAGTTTATACGACAAGGCATCTGATATGAATCGTCTTGCCATGGAAATTAAATTAATTGATTTAGGTTATGGTGGTTTTGGGGGAAAAGACTTAGAAAAAATGAGTAATGAGCAAATTATGAAGTTATATAAAGAAGCCACAAGCAAAGCAAACGGCGGACGTATTGGTTACAGAATAGGTGGTGGTCCTGTAAAAAGTTTTATTGCCAAATTATTAGGCGCTGAGCCTAGCGAAGAAGTTTTAAACAAAATGTTTGAAGAACGTAAAAATGAAATATTTAATGAAATGTTTGATCCTGAAGCGGGAACCGGTGCTTATTCAATGCAACAAATGCAAGAGGCTAGTGATATGGCTACAAAACAAGCAATGCAAGAATTAGAAGAGTTTAAAATGCGTATTGGTATGGAGATGAAAAATCCACCCGAAGGTTCTGTAGGAGATGATGTTATTGATCAAATCATGGAACCTCGAGAAGAGGGTCGTGTTAAAGAAGCAAAAGGTGGACGTATTGAATACGCAGAAGGGGGCACTGATTATTCTCCTACTATTCCTTTTGGTGGACGAACTAGTGAGTTTTTTTTAAACGCAAGCAAAGAAGAAAAAAATAAAAAAGATGCTAGACCAGGATACGGCGAAGAAGAACGTTCTAAAACAGTAGGAGATATAATAGATCCTGATAGTATTTTAAGATTTCTTTTTCCTTTTGATAAATTTCCTAAAGGTAAAAAAGAGATGATGAAAGAATTAAATAAACTTTTAGATGAAGCAGAGCGTGAGAATGAAAGAGATCCAGAAAATACAGGCAGATACTACGATCCTGAAAGACCTGATCGTTTTTTTATGAAAGACGGTGGTATCATGAATTTGAAAATGGGTGGCATGCCCGCTGAAATGGATTTACGAAGTGGTGGCTTTGTACCTTTAGGTGCAAAAGAAAAAGCTGACGATGTCCCTGCAAGATTATCTAAGAATGAGTTTGTAATGACCGCTGATGCAGTAAGAGCTGCTGGTGGGGGAAGTGTTAACAAAGGGGCAAAAAAAATGTACGATTTAATGAATAAACTAGAGGCTAGAGTATAATGGCAGACGAACAAGTAACAAGAACGTTACCCGCGCCGTTTATAGAGGCGGCAGGCATAGCTTTAACAGACAAGCTGACTCCTTTATTAGGTCAACCACTTGACACCGCATCATTTGCTCAGACAGTAGCAGCACAAGATCCTTTACAACAACAAGCAGTTCAAAAAGCTTCAGGACTTGGTTCTTTTGAACCTTTCTTAGCTCAAGCCGGTGCCGACGCCACAGCAGCTCAACAACTTACAGGTCCACAAGCTTTTCAAGAATTTATGTCTCCCTATCAACAAGAAGTAATTGATACATCACTTGCAGCACTACAAAGAGAACGTGATATTGCAAGACAACAAATAGGAACAGGAGCAGCACAATTAGGAGCTTTTGGTGGTGGTCGTCAAGGACTACAAGAAGGTGCATTTGATGCTGAAACAGCTTTAGGTAAAGCACAGTTAGAAGCACAATTAAGGGCTCAAGGATTTCAACAAGCACAACAAGCAGCTCAACAAGCTTTTGCTAATCAACAAGCACTATCTACACAACAACAAGGATTAGCACAATTAGCTCCACAATTAGCGCAACAAGAGATTAGTGGATTACAACAATTAGGTACAGGTCAACAATTACAATCACAAGCAATTCTTGATGCTCAAGCAAATGCTGCGAGAGAAGCTGCATTTGAAGAACAGCAACGATTAGGTTTTGTTGGTCAGCAGTTAACAGGTATTATTGGTGGATACCCTGCACAACAAACTTTCTCAACAACAACAACAGCACCTCCTAGTCCACTATCACAAATTTTAGGTGTAGGTGCTACAGCGGCAGGTATTGGTGGTCAATTATTTGGCGCAGGAGGGATCTTCGGTTAATGAGTAGAACATTAAAAAGACCTATGTTTCGCGGTGGTGGTAAAGTTAATAGCGTAGGCACTGGTATTACATCGGGGCTCGTGGATCGTGAAAGACATGCAGAAAGTAATCCTGAAGGTGTTGGATACTCACAATCACCTTATTACAAATATTTAGTGAAACCAAGTCAGAGAATAACTCAAACCGCTTTATCCCCGTTTTCTAATGTTGGTGCTGATCTCGTCAATCTTACAAATAAGTTTCTTGGAGGAACTGGTGAAGTTTTAAAATACTACGATCCTATTTCTGGAACAATGCAAACAAGAGAAGATTTTTATACTCCAAGTAGTACAACACCTAGTATAGTTTCTGAGGCAGGTGCATCAGAGATGGACAGCACTACAAAAACTGAAACTACAAAAAAAGATGACACATCAGAAACCACCAATCTAGCTAAACAAATGGAAAAAGGAGCAAAAAGACAATTTGATGACCCTAATGAAATAAAGCTAGACGATATAGATAGTTTTGAAGAAGAGGTGAAAAGAAAAGCAGACACCTATAAAAAATTATTAGGGGCTGACGACGCTGCAAAACAAAATTTTTTCAAAGCCTTAACAGCAGGCGGACTAGAAGCTTTAACAGCAGGTGACACGGCAGAGGGAGTAAAACAATTTAGTGAAAAACTAGAGGGGGCAGATGATTTAAGCAGAAAAGCAACCTCACTTGCAATAGAAGAAACAATTAAAAAAGATTTAATAAAGCAACCCGATAAAATTAGAGAGATAGAATTTTTAAAAAATAGTGGAATACCACAGGAGAGAGCCCTAGCAATAGTTTACGGAGATGATAATAAGTTATTACCTGGTTATAGTTATGAAAGGGAAATAGCAGATTTAAGAAATGAATTTATAGATGATGGAAATACACATCAAAAACAATATCCTACTGGTTATGCTCAAGGAGAAATATTATTAAGAGAGGGAGTAAACTCAATCAAATATATTTATAATGCGGACGCCATGTCATATCAAGCAAGTGAGGAACAAATTAAAAAAATGAAAGCAGGGGATATTTTATTCGATCCTGTTAATTTTGAATATTTTGCTGTTAGTCCGTCTGGAAGTAGAATAAACACTCCTAGTAAAGATAAAGCTCTCGCTCACGCAAAAGGAAACTAAACTCCTGTGTCTAGCGCTTTAGATTTATTTTACGGGAGAGACGGAAAGTCAAGTCAATCTGGCGGAGGCGATGCTCTCGATCTCTTTTATGGCAATCAGAAAAAAGACGACACCGATATAAATGTAGATTTAACAAAGAAAGATATAAAAGATCCCGATGAAAATGATGTAGGTGTCATAGAGTCTGTTTTATCAGGTGTTGTTTCAGGTTTAATTAAAATACCTGAGGGTGTTGTTTCTTTAGGCGCCTCTCTGTATGATTTAGGAGCGGATACAAATACAGCAGCGAAAGTAGAAAAATTTTTTGACGATATTAATCCTTTTGATGAAGCTGCAGAAGCTACAGCCGCAGGTAAAATAGTAGAAACTTTAGTTAACTTAGGTGTACCTGGTGGTATCGCTTTTACTAAAGGAGCGAGTCTTGCTAACAAAGCATTACAGTCTAGAAAACTTGGAACTTATTTTACATTAAAAAACCCTGCATTAAAGAAAGCAGGAGAACAAGCAGCTCAGTTAAATGCAAAAGGTAAAGTTACAAAGTACGCAGCGGCGTCTTTAGGTGCAGGAGCTGCAGAGGGTATTTTTGTAGGTGATGTAGAAAAAGTAGGAACCTTTGGAGATTTATTAGGTGGACCCACGAAATTGCAAAGAACATCTTCAGATGAAGAGTATGACCCTGGAAGAGAAGTATTAAACAGGATTAAGTTTGGAACAGAGGGTGCCGTGTTCTCAGGAGTGATAGGAGGCGTGGGAGCTGCTGTAAAAAAAATAGCGACACGTGGAAAAGATTTAGCTAGAAGTAATTCAAAAATTGATCAGATATTAGATTCTGTTGCAAGTAAATTTAGAGGGCGAGGTAAAAAAAACGAAGAATTTTTTAGAGCAGAAAGAATCACTAAAGGCTTGCGTTCTGCTGACCTTAACTTAGCTCAACAAATTTCTAGAGAATTAGATAAAAATATAGATGCTATATTTCCTAATTTAAAATCTGTTTATAATTCAACCGCAGGGGAGACAAGAAAGCTAGCACTAAAAAAATTAAATGATCTTCTATTGTCAGGAAATCCTGTTCTTTCTGGTAAAGGTAAAACATTTAAAACAACTTTTAATAAAATAACTTATGAACAAGCAAAATTTTTAACAGAATATGGAGCAAATCCAAAAAATATAGAGGCCATTGTAGAACAATTAAATCAAATTAGAGGCGGATGGGGTAATATGTTTACAGCCTTGGGAGCAAAAATGCCTAAAAATTCTTTGGCTTCTTTTAAAAAGAATTTTGCAGAGAAGTTTCAAGGTTATTTGGATAACACTTTTGAAGTTTTTGAAAATAAAAATGTTATACCTTTCACTTCTTATAAACCAACAAGACAGTTAGTAGAGAAAACTATGAAACAGTTTCAACAAATAGCTAAAGAAAATGGTGAAAGACTTACAGATGAAGAAGCAGAGTATTATGTTAACGAAGTTTTAAGAACAGCAAAAATACCTAAAGGACTACCGTTTGGTTCAAAAAAAGCACCTGAAGTGGTTTTTTCTTTACCCAAAGAAATAATTAAAGATAGCTTTGTTAACGACATAGATAAAGTTTCTGCGCAGGGTTTTACAAGTTTAAGAAATTTAAAACCAGAAGCAAGAGCAACAATTGAAGAGTTATTAGGAAAAGTAGAAAATCCCATTTCCACAATATTAGGTGGAACAGAAAGATTGTCCATGTTAACAAGACAAAATCAATTTTTTCAACAGTTAAGAGATGTTAGTGAGAGATTAATCGCTGAAGGTAAACCAGGTCTTTTTTACAAAGCAAGTGAAAGAGGAAAAGCTGTAGAAGCTTTTGGAGTTGATAATGTAAAGATAGTAGAATTTTTAGATCCTGGAAGAAAATATGATGCAGGTATTCCTAACCCTGTCAGTGGAATGTTTACCTCTAAAGGAATGGCAGATGCTCTCACACAAGTAGAAAAAGGAATATTAAATAATGACAACTTAATTGGATACACCTTAAATAATTTTATTCTTTTACCAAAGGCGACTTCTCAAATAGCTAAAACTATCTTATCACCTATTACACATTTGCGTAACTTTTTTAGCGCAGGTGCTTTTGCTGTTGCAAACGGCGTAATTCCAACACCAGCTGCGATGAAAACTGCTTATAACGCCTTACAGATACCTGTTAAAGGCTCAAGGAAAAGTATCAAAGAACTTGATAAGGCAGGGTCTTTACAAGGAAATGATTTATATAGAAGATTACTAGAGTTAGGCGTTGTTAATAGCAATGTTCGACTAGGTGATTTAAGAAGATTAATAGGAGATATTACATTTTTGGATGATGCCAATCTCAGTAAATATGTGGGAGGTATATTTAAAAAATTAAAACAAGGACAAAAAGGTCTTGAAGATTTCTATACTGCTGAGGATGATTTTTGGAAAATTTCAACGTGGGCCGTGGAACGTGATAGGTTAGGTAAAGCGTATGCAAAAGCAGGAATTAAAAAAACAACTGAAGAGCTAGAAGAGGAAGCCGCTAGCATAGTAAGAAATAATGTTCCTAACTACGACCAGGTAAGTGATTTTATAAAAGAATTAAGAAAGTTTCCTTTAGGTAACTTCGTATCTTTCCCTGCAGAAATTATGAGAACAGGAACTAACATTGTTAGAAGAGCAGTTAAAGAAATACAAGACCCTGCTCTTAGAACGATAGGTTTTCAAAGGTTGTTAGGATTTGGTTTTGTTACTAGTGCTGTTCCGTTTGGAGTTCAACAAGGAGCAAAAGCAATTCAAAATATTTCAGATGAAGATATGGAAGCTCTTAGAAGATATGTTCCTGATTGGTCAAAAAACTCTACTTTAATTCCAATAAAAGATGAAAAGACAGGTAAATTAAAATATGTAGATTTTTCACATGGAAACGCATACGACACTTTAATTAGACCAATACAAACAGTTATCAACAATGTTTCAGCAGGAAGAACAGATGAAGATGGAATCATGGATGATTTCATGATGGGTCTAGCTGAGGCTACAAAAGAATTAGCAGCTCCTTTCATAAGTGAGTCGATATGGACAGAGGCTTTCATGGATATTCTAGCTCGTAAAGGAAGAACTAGAGATGGTAGGGTTTTATATACAGAAGAAACTCCGTACGGTGAAAGAGTTTCAACAATATTTAAACATTTAGTTAAATCTCAAGCACCAGGATCATTGGCAGCTTTTAAAAGAACAGGATTAGCAATTACAGGTGAAACTGATGATTTTGGTAGAAGCTATGAATTAGGACCTGAATTAGCTGGTTACATAGGATTTAGAGCTGTTGAAGTAGATCCAACTAGAGCTATTAATTTCAAAATAGCTGACTTTCAAGATGGTATTAGAAATTCAAGAAAAATATTTACAACTCCGTTATTAAGGGGAGGAGAAATTTCTCCGGCAGATATAGTAGATAGGTTTCTTGTAGCTAATCAACAAGCTTACAAAGTTAAAAAAGAAATGTTCAAGGATTATTTTGCTGCTTTACGTTTAGGTGGAAATTTTGAGGAAATATCAGATATATTTGACAGAAGAGGGGTAAAAAAAGAGTTAGAACAAATACAACAAGGCATATTTAAACCTTTGACAGTTAGTGATGGTATCAAAGAGGCTTTTGAAAGAAACGCAAGAAACTTAGGATCTCCAAATCCTTTTACAGCCGTTGAACCTTTCATAGATAATATGATAGAATTCTTTTCAAACATGCCGTTGGAATTGGACGCTTTACCTAGTTTTCCTAATCCATTTAAAAACATAGAATTATCACCAACAGACACTAGTTATTTACCATCATCAGGACCTCCGGTAGGACCTGCTAGTAATATAACTAATGTTGACCCTCAAACAGGCTTAACGGCAACAGAGCTAGCATTGTTATCACCAAATGATCAAGCAATAAGACAAAAATTAAATAGGAGAGTATAATGAAACTATCACAACACTTTAGTTACCAAGAATTTATTAAATCACAAACAGCAACGAGAAAAGGTATTAAGAATGAACCTGATGATATTCAGTTATATAATATGAAAATGATTTGCGCTAATATTTTAGAGCCTGTCAGAGATAATTTTGGAGGACCTGTCATCATTACATCAGGTTTTAGAAGTATTGAACTTTGTGAGGCTATTGGCTCTTCTAGTAAATCACAACATGCTAGAGGAGAAGCTGCAGATTTTGAAATACCTGGAGTCTCTAACAAAGAAGTAGCTGATTGGATACATGCAAATTTAGTTTACGATCAATTAATCCTAGAGTTTTTTGATGGCAAAGACCCAAACAGTGGTTGGATACATTGTTCTCATAAAGGTAATGATAACAGAAAACAATATTTAATTGCTTATAAAGATGAGAATAACAAAACTAAATATGCTCCGGCAAATCATCTGACTACTTAATCCAGTCTACTAACTCTTCACCCATAATTTCATTAGCAATATCTATCTTGTCACGTAAAGCTTTGACTATTCTTTCGTCGACAGTTTTCTCAGAAATTAAATCTATGTAGGTAACAATATTTTTTTGACCTATTCTGTGAGCTCTGTCTTCTGATTGTAGTCTTTTTTCTAAGTCATAGTTGTTAGAATAGTAAATTACAGTGCTAGCAGCTGTAAGTGTGATTCCATAGCCTCCTGTTTGTGTATTTCCAACGAAATACCTAGTATTTCCATTTTCAGCTTGATACAGAGCAATGTTTTTCTGACGTGTGTTTGCATCAATAGCACCGTAATACGCCACTGTAGAGTCGTTTCCGTAGGTTTTTTTTAAGACTTCGACTATCTTTTCTATGTCATGTACATAATTAGCCCAGATAATAACCTTACCCTCAGTTTCTTCTAAAATTGACAACAACTCATTCATTCGATTACTTTTTACTTCAGTGACAGTGCCATCGTCGGCCTTGAAATGGCCACAAGTAATTTGATGTAATCTCATCATCTGAGTAATAACATTTATTGTGCTCATGGTTTTACCTTTGAGTTCTGCCATAGCTGCAGCTTTCATAGAAACATATAATTTTTTTTGCTCATCTGTAAGTTCAACTGTTCTTCTAACAAAAGTTTTTTCTGGTAAATCTAAACAATCCTTTTTTAAAACACGATAAGAAAACTTTTCTAATTTTTCTGATAACTCATCAAGTCTCCTGTAAGAACCCACAATCTGTACACGACGTCCACCAAAGTTTCGTTCTATCATGTGCGCGTATCGTGAACGAAAAGCATAATAAGATTCAAAACCAAGATGCCATTCGTCTAAAAATTTACATTGAGAATATAAATCTAATGGAGATTTTGTAACAGGCGACCCGGTGAGAATTCTACGATATTTTGCTAAATCCCTAAGTTTTAAAATACTCTTGGTTCTTTTGGCTGTCGGATTTTTGATTGTCGTAGACTCGTCAATTCCTATTAATGATCGCCCAACTGTAGTGTTCAAAAATTTCTCTGCGAAGTCAATACCTTTATTAGTAGAAAACGCTTCTACATTCATAATAAATATCTTTAACTTACCGTCGTTTTGTGTTAAAGAGTCTAACTCTTTTAACTTAGTTTGAGTTAAACTAGGTTCCCATAAAACTGTTGTGTGTTCTATATGTTCTGGTAAATGAACAGGTACTTCTATTTCATACCAGTTTCTATAAACACCTTTTGGTGCAATAATTAATACGTTTCTTATATCTCCTTTGTCATACAAAAGAGCAATGTTATCAATCAATACTTTAGATTTTCCAGTTCCCATTTCCATAAATAACGCAAATGTTTTTTTATTCCAGGAACGTTGTAGGGCTTTTAATTGATGTTCGTATGGCTTTGTCTTAAATTTGTAATGTTCAATCATGTTAAATTCTTTCTTGACAAAAATATAAACTTGACTATTTTAAATGTCAAGAAGGAAGAATTAAATGAAGAATAAAATATTTGAATTATATAAACCCAAAAGCTTAGAAGAGTTTTTAACATTCAAAAAGGAAAATTCTGAAGAAACTTTTGTGTATGTTCTTCAGCACCCACCTGAGAATATTAATATTCTTAGTGCTTCTAACTTTGGCTATTTAGTAATCTGTTTACCACAGCTTTCTCAAATAGTTTTTAGTACAGGTCCTTTTGTTTTTAAAATGAGAAAAAACTTACAGGACTTTCGTGCCCAGGATTATATTCTGTGCACAGGTGATCCTGCTGTTATTGGCTTATCAACAGCTATTGTCAGTGATATCACTACGGGTAAATTTAATCTCTTGAAATGGGACAAAAGAGAGTTTAAATATTATCCATTAAGTATTGACTTATACAAGAAAGGATAAAGTAATGAGTGATCTTATGAAGGAGATGGAAAAAGACCAAGAGTCTTTTGCATCGAACACAGATAATATTCAACAGTTGGCAACAAAATGTCAAGAGATGTTGGAATTAGATAAATTAATATCTGATAAGGAGTCTGAATTAAAAGAACTAGAAACGAGACGTGATGTTATTAGTTCAGAAGTAATTCCTAACTTATTATCAGAACAAGGTTTAGCGTCTTTGAATATGATTGACGGTAGTAAAGTAGAGGTAAAAAAGAAATACAGCTGCACCGTCAAAGCTGATCCAGAACTAAAAGAGAAGGCGCACAAATGGCTTCGCGATAATGGCTTAGGTGATATTATTAAAAACAATGTTGCTGTGAGCTTCGGCACTGGCGAAGATAACAAGGCCACAGAATTTTTTGGCCTTGCCTCACAAAGTGGATATGAACCCGAACAATCTTTGAAGGTTGAACCATCTACTTTGAGAGCACTATTCAGAGAGCGTGTTCAAAACGGGTTGGACATGCCCTCTGATATTTTTAATGTTTACATTAAAGATGAAACTAAAATAACCCGTAAAAAATAAAGGAACGTGAAACATGAATAAAGCTACGAATGCCGTGGAAAAGAAAAAGGAAAACTTACCAGTTGCGAGTATGTTCGAAGGAGATGCTCACAAAGGTATGGAACACATGGGAGCAGAGGATCTTGCCCTTCCATTTATTAGGATATTAGGTGATTTATCTCCGCAAGTTAAAAAATCTAAGGCCGAATATGTGGAAGGCGCAGAGCCTGGTATGCTCTTCAATACAGTTTCCAAAGAACTGTATGACGGTGATAAAGGTATTCAAGTAATACCTTGTTATTACAAAAGGGAGTATGTCGAGTGGTCTGACAGAGGTGAAGGACCAGGTGCTCCGATAGCTGTACATCCGGCTAACTCAGACATCATTAATGAAGCTAGTAGAGATGGTATGGGAAAAGATAGATTACCGAATGGTAATTATCTTGAGAACACTGCATCCTATTATGTAATGGTGTTGAGTGAAGATGGTAGCGCAGAAACTGCTTTGATTACCATGAAGTCTACAAGCCTAAAAACAAGTAGACAATGGAACTCAATGATCAGTGGTATTAAACTCAACGGTACAAACGGAAAGTTTACACCACCGATGTACAGTCATGTATATCATCTAAAGACTGTTGAAATGTCTAACAACAAAGGAACATGGTCTACGTGGTCCGTTGGTAAAGTTGGACCGATACAAGACATGTCTATGTATGAACAGTCGAAAAGTTTTGCTGACAGTGTCTCCAAAGGAGATGTAAAAGCAAAACACGGTGAAGAAGCAACAGATAATAAAGTTCCC